TGCGGCTTCTTCTGTTGTTCAGACAGATGGCTCAGGAAACCTATCATTCCAAGCCTCTACAGGCTCTGGGAACGTCGTAAGGGCAACGTCCCCCACATTGGTGACACCTGCTCTTGGAACGCCCTCTACGGCTGTTTTAACGAACGCTACGGGCCTACCTCTGACAACGGGCGTGACAGGTACTCTTCCTGTTGCTAATGGTGGCACAGGAGCGTCCACAGCCGCTGATGCTAGAACCAATCTTGGTATTACTGCAACTGGAGCAGATACAACTTATGCTTTTAGGTCTAATAATCTTTCAGACTTAGCATCTGCATCAACAGCAAGAACCAATCTAGGCTTAGGGTCTATAGCAACTCAAGCATCATCCAGTATTTCTATTACTGGAGGATCAATTACAGGAATCACTGATATTGCCATTGCTGATGGCGGTACAGGGGCTTCTACAGCAGCAGACGCTAGAACCAATCTAGGCTTAGGGTCTATTGCTACACAGTCGGCAAGCTCGGTAGCTATCACAGGTGGAACCATATCAGGTATCACTGATCTTGCTGTTGCTGACGGTGGCACTGGAGCCTCTACAGCCGCTGATGCTCGTACAAACCTTAGTGTCCCATCTACCACGGGATCAGGTGCTTCTGGTACTTGGGGTATCGACATATCAGGCAATGCTGCAACCGCAACATCTGCAACCACAGCCACGAACCTTGCAGGAGGAGCGGCTAACAGAGTCCCTTATCAGTCTGCATCTGGAACGACAACATTTGTCGCAGCACCAACTGTTACTAACTCATACCTAAAGTGGAATGGAACTGCACTAGGTTGGGATACGGTATCTGGTGGGGGTGGTGGTGGTGGAACCCCTGGTGGATCTAACACTCAAGTACAGTTTAACGACGGTGGATCTTTTGGCGGTGATGCTGGTCTTACTTACGACAAGACAATGGATGTTTTGACGGTCGCAGGATCATTTAACGGCCCTGTTGGGGCCACTACAGCGAACACAGGAGCATTTACTACCCTATCTGCCTCGTCTACGGTTTCTGGCGCAGGTTTTTCTACGTACCTAGCCTCTCCTCCTGCTATTGGAGGCACGGCTGCTGCTGCGGGTTCATTTACAACATTATCCGCATCTTCGACTGTCTCAGGAACAGGATTTTCTACATACTTGGCTTCACCTCCAGCTATTGGTGGAACTGCTGCTGCTGCCGGTACTTTTACCACGCTAACGGCTAATGGCAACACAACACTTGGCGATGCAACCACAGACACGATTACGTTGACAGGCACTGTTCAACCTGGGGTCGTTATCTCTGGTTCGTCCAGTGGCGATGCCTTACGGATTACACAAACCGGCACAGGCAATGCTTTGCTTGTTGAAGATTCGACTAATCCTGACTCTACGCCTTTTGTTGTCACGGCTGCGGGTGACGTGGGGATTGGGACGAGTTCGCCTGCTTATAAGTTGACTGTTGAGGGGACACTTGCTGCGAAAAGGGGAAGCGCAAATCAATACATTGCAATGTCAACATCAACAGGTGAGGGTTATCTTGATACGATAAACACCCTTTCTACTGACTATATTGGCTTCAATTTCAGGCAAACAAATAATGCTGGCACTGTAACCAGAGCAACCCTCGACTCCTCCGGCAACCTCGGCCTTGGGGTGACGCCGAGTGCTTGGGGGAATAACTGGAAAGTACTTGATCAAACGATTGTTGGTTCTCTTGCCGCATCGACCGCTGGTGTTGGCGACTACGGCCCTGTGTTCAACGCATACAACGACAACACAAACTGGCGGTACAAATACACTGGCGGCGCATCAATGCGCTACCGTCTGAATGAATCTGGTCACGCATGGTTCACCGCCCCCTCCGGCACAGCAGGTAACGCTATCACCTTCACGCAGGCGATGACGCTGGATGCGAGTGGGAATTTGGGGATTGGGACGAGTTCGCCTTCAAGCATTCTTGATGTACAAAAAGCAGGAACAGCAGCAGCCACAACGGATTTGTTAGAGCTTACTAACAGCGGCAATGCGGCTTCAATGACAAATACCGGAACGGGTATTTTGTTTAATCAGTTTTATTACGATGCCACAACGCCAGCGGTTGCTGATGCTGGAAGGATTGCCGTAAAAACCGAAGGCAATTGGACATCAACTGCAAGCACTCAAGATGCTTACATGACGTTTGAGACTGCTTTAGATGGAACAGTTGCCGAACGCGCCCGTATCACCAGCGGGGGGAATTTGCTGGTGGGGACTACTACCTCAAAAGATCAGCTAACAGTCAATCAAGGCATTTCCATGATTGGAGGCGGCTCTGGTTCGACGCTCAATTATTCGGGATACGACTTACGCACATGGGCAAGTAGTTACCTTACTTCTAGCGGCTCACAAACACTTGTGACTATGTACAGTCCACAAGGTGCTTCTTCGGGTGGAGGCTTTGCAAGAATTACAGTTACTTACCAATACCGCGGTGGTAACCCTGGAAACAACTATGCTCAATACATTGTTACAACAAACACCAATGCAACAGCAAACTTAATAATAAGTGCGGGTACTTATCCAACTATTTCGGTTGCAATTGTTGGGTCTGGCAGCTCAGCAACACAAACAGTCACTGTTAATTATGTTGGGGATTCTCATGTTCAAGCAGTAGTTGAACTGTTTGGTGTAGCTGCTAGTTGGTCAATTTAACTAAATGAAAGGAACCCAACCATGAACTGGAACATCTCTCAGCTAGAGTGCAAACCCCAAGACGGTGATTTAACGAATGTCGTTATGACCGTACACTGGCAATGCTCACACGCTGATGGCGATCATCACGGGCATGTCTACGCATCGCATAGCCTACCTGCACCTGAAGGTAACTTCATACCCTACGACCAACTGACCAAAGAAGATGTGCTTGGTTGGCTATGGGCCAACGGTATTGACAAAACGGGTACGGAAGCTGCTGTGCTAGCCCAAATCAACGCAAGCAAGAATCCACCAATCACTAAACCACCACTGCCTTGGCTATGAACTTGAACCTCGACCAAAACGAAATCCAATTTATCCTCAACGTGCTTGGCGATCTGCCGGCAAAGACTGGCGTGTGGCCGCTAATCGTGAAGATTAAGGAGCAGGCTGAAGCGCAGATAAAACCTGAAGAATAATGACCCCCGAACAGAAGTCAGACCTAGCCTCAGAAGCAATCAAGGCAGCACCGCCGATTGCAATAACGACTGCCGTTACTATTGGTGGTCTGACTCTCAACGAGTGGGTTGCTATTGCCACCCTGCTCTACATTGTGTTACAGTCCGGCTGGCTTGTCTGGAAGTGGTATCACGCTATAAAAGACAAGAAGAATGAAGCACAAATTCCCGATAGTTAAAGTAGTTTGGGAAGATGCCTGCCACGACACTTTGGGTTGGGGGGATAGCCCAGAGAAAGCCAAGGAGTTTCAGGTTCCGCTTGTTGTTTCTGTAGGCTTCTTGTTATCAGAGACCAAGCAGGGCGTGAAAATTTGTCAGTCATTGACTGACGACGCAATTGCTCAGTCTCTGGTCATCCCTCGGAAGATGATCCAGAGCATCGAGCGCGGAGCTTGGCGTGGTAAGAAAGATCACCGATGACGAGTTCGTCAAAGTTTGGAATGAGATAGGTAGCCCAGTTAGGATTGCAGAGCATTTCGGGGTAGCTGTCAGAAATGTCTACGACCGTCGGCGCATTATCGAAAACAAACGTGGCATAAGACTGCTAACAAAAGATGGCAGACTTACACTCCCTGAAAATCGCAAGCGAGCAACGCTCGACATCGAAGGCTACGTCATTGTTTTCTCTGACGCGCACTTCATGCCTGGGGAGCCATCTGTTGGTTTTAATGCACTCTTAAAGCTAATCAAGACCCTAAAACCCAAGGCAATCATTGCAAACGGAGACATCCTCGACGGTGGAACGATCTCCCGTTTTGGGCCTATGGACTGGACTCCTGTTGTTAGTCTTAAGGATGAGCTTGAGGCTGTCCAGTGGCATATGGATAAGATCGTGAAGGCTTGTAAGGGTCTAGGAACTTACCTACACAGGACACTTGGAAACCACGACATACGGTTTGATCGTAGGCTTGCTGGGGCTGTCCCTGAGTTTCGAGGTATCCAAGGAACAACACTCAAGGATCACATACCAGAATGGTCTGTAAGTTGGTCGCTCATGGTCAACGATATTTGCATGATCAAGCACCGTTTACAACATTCTGGCATTCATTCTGGATACAACAACACATTGAAAGCTGGGGTCTCTACGGTCTCAGGCCATACTCATCTTTTAGAAGTTAAAGGATGGGGCGACTATCAGGGGAGAAGGTACGGCGTTTCCACAGGGATGCTAGCCGATCCTGATGGTGAGCAGTTCAATTATCTAGAAGATAACCCGACTCCTTGGTGTTCTGGCTTTGCTGTCCTAAAATTCTATGATGGTTTACTTCTCCCACCCGAACTCGTCGAAGTTATTGATGGAACGGCTTATTTTAGGGGAGAGGTGGTTGCAAGCTGAAGTTTTAGCGCAAAGGATCATTCGTGGATATGGTCGAAATCCTTTCAAAGATATGGCCGATGTTGGTAGCCTTCGTGATGCTAGTCATCGTGTTAGCGAAAGCAGACAATCGTTTGGCAGTGTTGGAGGAAAAGGTAAAAACATTGTTTGAATTGTTCAACAAGAAAAATGGCTAACTTCGAGCAAGCGTACGACAAAATGATGGAGGACGAAGGGGGTTACGTTCTTCACGAAGTCAAGGGTGATCGAGGTGGTCAGACCTATGCGGGCATTGCTCGCAAGATGCACCCCAGCTGGGAGGGCTGGCAGCACATCGATTATCAAGAAACACCTCCGACACAGTTAGTCCGAGACTTTTACAAAACTAACTTTTGGGACAAAATCAAAGGCGATGATTTAACGCATGACGTTATAGCATCGTCCATATTTAACTTTGCTGTTAATGCCGGCGTTCCGGTGTCCATCAAACTTGCCCAGATATGCGTCAAAACGGCCCCAGACGGCGTTATCGGAGCTAAGACGGTATCAGCACTCAACCAAGCAAATCCTGAGCTTTTTGTGGCCTATTACGCGCTGGCAAAGATCGCTAGGTATCGTGACATTGTTACCCGTGACAGAAGCCAGATGAAGTTCATGTTGGGTTGGGTGAACAGGACGCTTAAGCTATGAACCTGCTCGGCATTTCTTCCATCGTTGATAGCGTCGGAAAAGTTATCGGAGACCTACATACTTCCGATAAGGAACGCATGGAGCTTGAGCTTGAGGCCAAGCGTATTGACCAAGCGATTGATCTCGGCCAGATGGAAGTTAACAAGGTCGAAGCTGCCAATCAGAATATGTTTGTTGCCGGCTGGCGACCTGCTATTGGTTGGGTTGGTGCGGGTGCGATGTTTTATCAGTTTCTTGCTTATCCGTTACTTGTCTGGGCATGGACTTGGATGCAAGCAGAACAGATTGTCCCGCAAGATGTAAAACCTCCCCCCATGCTAGATACCGACGCTCTATGGGTTATTTTGAGCGGTATGTTGGGGATTGCTGGCATGAGGAGTTTTGAAAAGAGCCGCGGTGTTGCGCGGTAACTTCATCTCGCACCATCTGGCCGATCTTGTCTCCGTGAATCCTGTCGATCTTTTCGATGATCGGAAGTCGTTTGCTTTTAGCTAACTTTAAGATCATCTTTGCCCAGTCCTGAACGACAAACGGCAACGCTTGGTTATACGCTGCCGTTATCTCATCGACATCAGAACTTTTAACTTGCTTGATAAGGTTGATCCACGATGCCACGGATCGACCACTCCCGAAAAGCCTTATGTTTTGCCATTGTGTCTAAGCACTCGGTTGACGGTGGAATCCAACCGTGCTCCCTCCAAATTTCTTCTACGGGTCTGAATTTTTCTGTCCTCGTCTGATTCTCGATTAACTCTTTCCAGTTGCTCATAATAAGCCTTTCGGGAACGGATAGACCGCATCCTCGTGAGGAGTTCCTGGCCGTGGTGCATTAAAGAACCTCCGCTTCTCTAGTTCCGTAGGCTTCCAAAAACACTCAGGAGCCTCAGACTTGATGATGTGAATGACCCTCTCCAAGACCGGAGAATCGTCGGAAATGTTTGCAGGACGCTTTGCAAACGCCTTTTTCAACATAGTTTGGTGGTGTACGCTTAACATATCAGAATGGCACTGAATCGTCGTCATCGACTTTGGTTGATCTTGCTTCCTCTTTTGCTTGGAACTTTAGTCCCAAATACTTCCCGTCGGAACCCTCGTTGACCCATCCTGAGACCCAGTATTCAGTCCCGTTAATCATTGCTGAACCTCGGTAGTCTGGGTGTACATCCTTCTCTTTCTTCTTGTTCTTGCTGATACTTCCTGTTAGTTCTTTTGGCATAGCGACAACTCCATTTGATTAACTTCGTTTAGGAAAGCAACCAGATCAGCCTCGATCTTAGTTAGCTCTTCCGGTTTTGGTTGGTAACGTACGACAAACAACTGTAGATGTTCTGGAAGTCTTGGGTCAAACGACACAAAGTCGCACCAAGTCCGTCCCGTGACGAGCATTTGAGTGAGCATTTGTGGCTTGTATTTAGTGGGAACCTCCTTAGCTAAAAGATAGTCAACGTGAGTGTTTGAGTTAGGACACTTGATCTCGATCAGACCAGACCCTGCAAAGCCATCAGGAGATGCCCCAAGCCACTTTATCGACTTGTGAACATGAAACCCTGTCTGCTCGACGAAATGCCCTGTGTGGACTTCGTAGGCGGCTCTGGCAACGGGTTCTTGTTCCGTACCCCATTGCATAGCTGCGTTTGTGAATGAATCCCCCTGTAAGCCTGTCAAACGCTCTGTGACGAGTTGAATTTGATAGTTACGGCGTGTAGCCGTACCAATCTTTGCAAGCGCGTCTGAAGCCCTGCTAGCGGTTAGGTGGCCTAGTCTTGCTTTGTACCAATCATCAGTTCTTTGTTCCATGTCAGTTCATCTTTGAAAATATTTCTGCAAATTGTGTGTGTTCGTTGTGTACAACAACTTTGAATGTCAACGAGATTTTTTTATGGTGCTTGTTGAGAAGCCAATCCTCAAATAATGCTTTAACGCCGTTATAAATTGCAGGTTCAGCTAAAGGTCTTAGAGTGACCAGTAGTTTGAGTTCATTCCCTACGGCATAAGCACCCCAAACATCGTTCAGAAACTGTTGTTTGAATCCAGTTG